AACCCGTGCCTTTAACACCTTCAAGTTCATTTAATTTTTTCTGCAATGGATCAGGTTCTGTATTACCTTTAATTAATTCTATGTCTCTATAAAAACCTGCTGCTTGTTTTTTAATAACTTCGTTTTGAGTCATCTTAATTGTGTGTGAAATTCTTTCACAATCTTTCAGATCTGATGCAAAGTAAGGTACAACTAAATCTTCTGCGGGAATAAATTTAGATACTGGTCTACCTAACATTTCATCATAATAAACTTTTTTAAATGTAGATCCGGATAATGGTAAATAGAATAACATTTGATCCATATCAGTTGTGTACTCTTCCATTTTATCCATTAATAAGTAATTCATGTATTCTTTAACTCTATCTGCTTGTTGTTCTGTTGCAGGAGTTTGTAAACCTATAATTTGTGTTCTTACAGGGCCATCACTAGGTATTAATTCTTTATAAGCTTGTGCTTGAAATTGTGTAACTGATTCTGCAAGTAAAGGGTGAGTAACACCACTTGCACCTTTAAATGGTTTTGTAACCTCTGTGTATTTAGTACCAAGTAAATCTAAGCCTTTGATGTAAGCATCTTCCCATTCTTTTCTGGATACTCTATCTTTTTTGTATTCATCAATTAAATCAGAAGCCATGGATTTAAGAGTACTCTCATCCATTTCCTCTGCTAAATTAGCATTAAAATCTTGCTCAGGAGTTTCCTCAACTTCCTCTTCGCCTTCAACTATTACTTCTGGTGGAAGACCCTCAGGTTGTTCAGTAATTTCTTCTTCTGATACGATTGTATCGTTATTCTTTTCTACGGCCATTCTTTATTCTACCTTATGGGTTTAAATAAATCTACTACTAATCCTCCAGTAGATTTATATGTTTTAAATGTATCTTTCATCATTGGTGTAACCTTTATAGCAAATGAATCAAAATACAAGTTTGGATCGTTATCTGGTACATATTTATAGCTAAGATCATCAGCTACTTCTTTACTCATAGTTGCCTTATCGTGAAATATAGATTTAATTCTTTTACCTGCTTTAGGGTGATTATCGGGATATTTAAACTCATCTGTTCTAATTTTCTTGTATGGCATTTTGGGATCTGAGAGAGAAATTTTTACTGGCCCCGTGTTTGAATCATAAAACCTACCAACTTTTTTCATTAGGTTTGGCATTACAGCTGAGCCTTTACCACCAATTCCCTTACCACTTGCGTAACCATAAAATCTTTCATTACCCGCTTTATAGCCTTGTCTAAAACTCAATTTGTCAAAAGGAGCAATGGCTACATAATCAACATTTTCTTTAGCTGCTTTATTAAGCAAATATTTTAATGCATGATCACCATAGGAATCTGCTTCAACCATAGGAAAGTAATCATACTTTTGTCTATCGCCATAGTTATCAGCTCTCTGCCCATATGTTCTTTGTATTTTTTGATTTACATCTTTCAGGTCTTTGGCAATACTTTGTGCTCTTCCTGTTAAACCTTTCTTAATAGCTTCATCCATTTCTTTTAACATTTTACTTCTGTTGTTAACAAGTAAACCTAATTCTAAATCTGCTTGAAAAGGATTAACACGTTTTTCGCCCCCTAGTTGTTGAAGTTTATTTAAATTTTTTGCAACTGTTTGGTTAGCGTCTGATTGTATTTCGTGAATTAAAAAAGCTTTCTTACCATCTGGAGTATAACGTGTATCAAACCTTACGTGGTAGATCATATTTTTATTTACACCATCAAAGTGTCCAAATGTTTTAAAGGGAGAGGAGTTGCCAACAATAGGCTCATCTAACTTCATAACAGTTTCTCTATAATTATTTCCCCCTTGTAAGGTATAACTAGCTTCATTACCATATCTTGTAGCTATAGTTTTATCTTTAAACGGTTGGGTTGTTTTATCAATTTCTCCAATTAATTTATTAACTCTTTGTTTTTCGTTTTGTGATAAATTTGTAGATTTAGATATATTTTTTAATCTTGTAAGTGATTCTCTAGCAGCAGAGCTTACTTGATCTGCTCCACCTTTCATACCTGATAGTGCATACACCGCTCCATCCAATTCATCTTTGATTGCAGCTAAACCTTTTATCTCTACAATACTTTGTAGTTTTTTTGCTTCATCAAGTAATTGAGGTTGTGCTTTTTCTAAAGCTTCCACAGCACCTTTAGGTAAACCTAGTTCAACAGGCTTTAACCTATTTACTGGATTTAATTTTAACATTGCACCTACTTCGTTTGCATCTAGCTTAATACCAAATTTTTTAGCTGCGTATAATAAGCCTCCAGTTAAATCACCTGCATCATTAAAGATTGCTAAGTTAGAATCAAATAATTCTTCTTTGCTGATTGATACTTCTTTTCCTTGAAAGGGGCCAGAGTCATATTTAAATCTTTTTTCATCTCTAATAGTTTTTTTAGCTGGTCTACCAAATATTTTAAAGTTAGCGGTTCTCGTTGATGTTAAATGATCTATCCAATCCTCTGCACCAAACTTACCTCTTCCTTTTTTCATAACCCAATCGTAAGTCGATGAACCAAACGCAGGAGCTGTCTTGTCTCCCATATATAAGTTTTTAGTTTTATTTAATGGTTGAGTAACTGCAGGTAAGTTAAGTTCTTTCTTAGCTAACTCTTGCCCAGTTTGTGTTGCTGATTGTTTATCGTAAGTAATAAGTTTTTGTTGTTGTCCGGTGGCCGGTGAACTTGATACTTTCTTACTTGGTAATAATCGTTTGCCAAGTCCGACTAGAAGAGTCTTCAGGGACATCGGAAACCCCCTATGTAATTTTAGTAGGTCTTGTTCTACCTAGTTTACAACCACGTGCTTTGATCATAGTGCCTGATCTATAACCCATAGGTTTTTGCATCATTCCGCCACCCATTCTTGACATAGCTTTTCCAAGTTGGTCTCGGCTTCTTAATTTAATTTCTTTAATAGTTGTTTCTTTGTTAGCTGGCCCTTCTTTTTTAGGGAACTTAATAGTAAAATAATTTTCTCTTTTCTTACCTCTTTGTGTATCTTTAACACTTCTTTTTCCACTTTCTTTTACTGTTCCTGTTCCACCCAAGAGTCCTGCTTTTCCTGTTCTTTTTCCACCCAAGAGTCCTGCTCCTGGTTCTGATCCATGTTTATAACCCATAGGTTTTTGCATCATGCCACCACCCATTTTTTTCTTAACGTTATCTTTTTTCTTATTCATTTTAGATTTTAAATATTGAATAGCACCCATTCCTGCTGCAGCAACACCTAAAGCTACTTTACCATATTTATTTGCCTTTGCTGCTTTCTTAGCACCCTCTAACATCATTCTTCTTTTGTTGAATTGAGATGAAGTTTCTCCAGGTTTAAAACCTTTTGCTTTTCTCATGTCATCTAATGATTTAAATTTTCTTCTACCTTGACCAATCTTTGATCCAGGTTTTACACCAACGATTGCAGCAACTCTGCCTTTGTGTTGAGGCCCTTCAAATGGTTTTGAGTATCCGCTGTAAAGTAATCTAGAACCTTCTTTAGGTAATTTAATACCTGAACCTTTTTTGTATTTTGCTACGCCACCTGCTCTTTTACCAAGCATTTCTTTTTTCTTCTTCGCTAGAAAAGCTGAAGCACCCATACCCAAAGGCATCATCTTTCCTTTTTCTTTCATTTTCTTAGCACCAAGACCTAATGCCAATACACCAAGTGCTGCTTTTTGTATTTTACCTGGTTTAACAGATTCATCTTGAAGACCCATGCCTCTGCCTTTTGCTTTCTCTGCTTTTAGAACAGCGAAATCTTTTGCATCAATTTTATTTGGTGGTGGAGCTTTTGCTGCAATTTTTGCTTGGCCACCGGTAAGCATTTTTTTAGTAGATACACCTGCTTTATTTATCTGAGTTTTTCTTTGCTGATAAAATCTTTCGTCAAACATAGGGTTTTCTTTTTTTTTAAAATTTTTTAATTTTTTTTTTGTAAGTGGATGTTTATCTCCGAAATCTATATCACCTCTATCCATCATTGGGCCAAAACCCATTTTTCTGTATCTTGCTTTTTTACCTTCTCTGGCTCTATCTTCTTTCATTGACATAAGAAACTCCTAATAATATTTATAATCCTTTTCTAATTTCATTGGAGGATCATCCCAATCATCCGAGTATGTTGAAATAAATCCACCTTGTCGATATCTTAACACAGCTTGGGTCATAGAATCAACATAGTCATCATACTGTCCGTTAGGAAATGCTGCACATTCCTCAATAACCTCATGTGCCCAGTGTTCATCGGGAGCAAATACCATACCAGACTCAAACACAGGTGCTACTGAGTTAATTCTAGTGTGTTTATCTCTACCCCTTGCTGGAACATAATCGATTACGGGTATACCCGCTCTACGCAATTCCTGGATTAGGGGTTGACCAGAAGCTTTAGCTTCAACAATTACAGTCTCAGGTTCCCAATAGTGATATTGTTCTAAGGCTAAATTTTTTAAATCAGGAAAATCATAACGTCCCTTTTGTGCATCTAATAACATAATACATTTTTCATAACCTTCTACAGGTTCAAAGATTCCCCAAGTTGTAATCGCTGAGTAGTCTGCAGTTTCTTTTTTTGAAAACGCAGTATCATAACTTTGTATGACATGTAATAATTTTGGTAAATGTTCTTTATCCCAAACTTGCCACCAATCTCTTTTAATGATTGCACCTTCTTCTGAAGTTGGATCTTGCATGTATTGTGCATTCCAATTTTTTACAGAAATAGATGCTTTGACAGAGTCAAGATCTTCTTTGTTCCAATACTCAGGCCATACTGGTTTATCGTTTGGAAGTATTGCAGGAAAC